ACCACCACCTGCCCAGGTCAGCAAGCCGACTACTCGTGGGCCTTCATCGGTGTAATCGATCAGACTCGATCCGCTGCGGCCTCCGATGGCTTCCGGTTTCCAGGAGAGGATTTGTCCCTCCTTGCGATTGAGCCGAAGAACCTGCAGGCTTGGCCATTCGCACCGCGGGCAACCGAAGGTCGTGACCGACGACTGGTTGCTCGGATAGCGATCCGCCAACGGGATCGGCTCAACATCCTTTGCAAAAGAGCCATTGCACTTGAGCAAAGCGAAATCGACACTCGTCCCCTTACCATACCCCGAGGCGATGATCGTTCCGGTCCCTTTCTCACTGGAACCGTTAGGATTCCAACGCTCGACGTTGACCGTTCGCCCACGCGTAGTACCGGCGACGTGGGCGTTGGTAAGGACGATCGCGTTACCTTCCGAAGTACGGCCAACGACCGTTCCGCTGCCGCATACGCCACTAACCGTGACCCGAACCGTAGCCCGGACGACTTGATCAAATCGGTCACTAGCGACGCCATCGGCAGTTGCTCGTGGGGTTTTATCCACCAGCTTCAAGTCTTCTCGAAGTGGATCAAGAACGATCGTGCTCTGGACTTGGCCAGCTTGGCAAACCCCATTGATGCAGATCTTTTCTTGGGCGAACGACAAGGTGGCCATGCAAACAGCCACCAGAAGAACCAACGACAAACATTTGGTTTTCATAGTGATTCCTGCGATTGATGAAACGATGGAGACAGATGAAGCGATGTGAATGCGATGATTACTGACTGAGTCGCATTCGGACCGTGGTATCTGCCGAAGCAGCTGCTCGGACCACTTTGCCGATGGATTTATTACCCGCCGAAGTCGTGGTCACGACGTTGTTGGTGTCGTCCCAGTACAGAATGGTGCCGACCGTGAAGGCGACGCCGGTGTTCTTCGTGAAATCAAAGACGCCGTCAACCGCAAGCGAACCGAGTTCCCCTGCTGCAATAGGACGAACCGTAACGCCGACCAGATCCCCTTGGACAACCACATCCCCAGACGCCAAAGCGCTGACCGGGGTGTGATCGATGTAATGCCCTTCTTGAATGTATGTTGCCTGTGGCATGGTGAGTTAAACCTCAACTGATAGATCGGATGAAACTTGGAAAGACGTGCTTGGCTAGGCTTATGCTTCACCCTTGCATTTAATCGCTGCGCGAGGATCTTGAAGACTTGCACCGAAATCGTGGTAACCACGCATCTGAACACCAAGGACGTTAAAATCAGCCGTAGCCGTTTCGATCGTGGGAGCTTCTTGGCCGTTAAGAAATGCAACTTCTATTACCGGTAGATCGTTAGGATCCGAAAGCAAGTACCACGCCTTGGTCGAATTCCCTGTATAATTCGAGTTGCCGAGGTAGCGGCTGATTTCTACACGGAACTTACCAGCGTGAGGATTGCTAATCGGGGTTCTTGCGTTTGCCGTGTTATCACGCATCTCTAAGGACTTATAGAGCTGCGACCCGATAGCCGACAATGAGGTTGGAACCAGCATGATTGCAGGCATCGTTCCGATCGGTTTGCCATCGGAATCGACCAAGTCGTAGTAGGCGACCTCTGCCTTGGTGAGCCCATCGATCGACAGAACGGTATCGGTACCGGTGAGAAGGTTCTTGTTGCCCGCCGTAAAGAACGCCGAGTTGTTCATGAATGTCGTCCAGAACACATCGTTGATCTTCATACCCGATCCTCGGCCAAGTTTTCTAGGTACTGTGGTGATTGCTCCCAGGTCGTCGTTGATGAAATCGCGACGATCCACACCGAGCATCAACCCGTAGGTATCTGCTTTGTTCGTGAAACTTTCATTCCCTAGATTACCGTGCTTGATTTCCCCCCCTGGGGCCACCAGTTCATACTGATCTTTACCAATTAGCCGATAACTTGTAACAGTCTTGAAGTCTGTCACGTTCCGCACCGAGCAGATGTTGCGCCATGTGCGTTCGACCGTAAAGAAACCTTCGAGAAGGAACTTATTTGCAACGTTCGAGAGAATTCCCCCGATGTCGATATTACTTACCGAGCTAGCTTCCACGCGTTGGCCGAAAGCGGCTCGCATAACTTCGCGGTTGTCTCGGAAAGTTCGTCCGGTATATCCATTGGCCCAGGCAGCCTCGAGTAATAGTTCTTGAAGACCGATCCCCCCTTTAAATTTCTTGGATGCAAGCTCAAGGCTTTGCTCAGGAATGTACTGCTCGGCGTTCATAAGGTTGGCACTGATATAACAGGCCGCCTCCAACACGCTCGCGTTGATCGTGTTCTGCGAGACATGAATCGCAGGAACTTCGGGGCGCATCATTCGGATCTTCATCAGTTCCGCTTTCTCAAGGTTCCATCCTTCGCGAATCGCCTGGGCTTCGACCAGTGGAAGAGCTCCGTTATAAATGCTTCGAATCCCTGCGATTCGTTCAAGTTCCGCAGCATGGGCAGCCCTCATGGCTTCGACCTCAGTGGCTATCTCAGGTGGATTGGTTACCGGTTCAACGGGAACCGGATTTGGTGGAACCAGTACCGGAGCTGCATCCGGAGCGACCGGAGTCGTTGGCGTTGTTGGTTGGTCGTCTTGGTTTACATTTTGACTCGGATCCATCTCGGTTTCTCCAAAGGTTGCTGATGCCTGGGCAGCGACACTTGCGCTAGTGGCTCCGTCGGCACCAAGGTCTACGAAACTGATTTCACCAAGCGAGGACCTACGAATCACGTTCACCGGACCGTTGTATTGATTACCGTTGACCGTGACCTTTTGACCTTCCTTGACGAACTCGAATTCATCCACACCGGTTCCCACGCTCGCTTGCCATGGAAAGCCATTCTTGGAACTGATCACCACTTCACGAGCAGCAGGCGTATCCCGAGACACCACCCCATTAGCTACAAGTTGGCCAGCCTCGACTCGGATCGAGTCGGTATGACCAACACCCGAGAGGGGATCGTGGCCGAATCGGATCGGTCGTGCTTGCGATGGGATCGATAGACCAGCTAAGTCGATAATCACAGGGTGACGCCATCCAGCGACGCGCATTTGCCCACCGGTATAAGCGACCATCCGAAAACGAGGCAACGCACTGCCTGATGTGCCGTCAGCGGATGCATCGACATCGATCACCGCCGTTGCATTCAATCTCAGTTGATTGCGATTTTCATCAGCCTTAATCGCCGATGGGGACTTCATCGTCTTGGACATCTTGCTGTTCCTGAATTGGAGGTTGAGAAACTTGCTCAGCGGTTAAACCAAGCTCAGACATAAGCGCAACTTCCCTGGCGCGCTGGCGAAGCTGAACTTCCCAGTCTTGGCCTCGCTTGGCATACTCGTCAGCCAAGGTAGTCGTGTGACTTGCTAGCCGAGTGGCTTGTGCATTGGCTTCTTTGGCAGGATCAACATGCTCATGGCCATCCCAGAACCATTGATGAGGCCACTGTGCAAAAGGACCTAAACCTGCCGGTAGCAAATCAGCGACAAGCGATGCTTCATCGAGCCATGCAGAGAGAATACGATCGAGAACAACTCGCTCTAAATGCGACTGTTCAACGCGTATTGCTTTCGCATAAATTTGTCCATCAAGACGACCGCTTGCAAAATTATAGGAGCTGGAATTCAATGCTGCGTAATTGAAGGGCATATTAACGCATCGAGCGATTTCATTAAGCAGTTCACGCTTAAAATCCGCGTAGGTTGTCGATGGCTGTTCTGCTTGCATTTGAGCCATCTTCCAGCCACCTGGCATGGTCACTAATGCGCGTTTTTCAAGCTCAATTGGTTCGAATGGTTCAGCCGCATCGGCCTCTCCGTTAGCAGGTGCATCGGTATAAAGGATCCCTGCAAAGTCTGCTGCGGTCTCTGCGGCAGCAAGTACCGCTAAAGTGAATCTTCGCAATTGAGCAAAGAGCGGTAGGGCTGGCATGATGTCTGGAATACCACGCGTTTGCCCTGGTCGATCAGCTCGGAACCAATGAAGAACCGACGCAGCAGGGATTTGCTCGTAGTCGCTTTTGCCCCAGTAGTATCCGTCTCCGGGGTGACTTCGAAGCACGTGATACTCGATGGGATTACCAGCAGCATCAAATACGATGCCATCAACAGCGGTCGTCGAGAGTCTATCAAGATCGGGCGTCGTGACCTGGTCGGCTTCGATTAGTCGCAAGTCGAGTTGAACTTGAATAGTTAATCGAGGATTATTCACCAAGACTGCAAATGCCTCGCCATCCGTGGCGCGTGCCATCCGCATCGTGCGGAGTTTCTCTGCAAGGTTTACGGCCTTTGCCCACATCATGAAGGCATGCTCGATGCGACG